TAGCTGTTGATTTAGCTGCTAGTTCTATAACAGGAACACTTGCTATTGGCGATGGTGGAACGGGTGCTACAAGTGCAAGTGCAGCTAGAACAGCATTAGGACTTGCTATCGGAACTAATGTTCAAGCGTATGATGCAGATTTGGCTAATTTATCTGGCTGTCAATCTGGAGCTTCTGCTGCTTTAGCTGCCTTAACTTCGACTGAAGTGGCTATTCTCGATGGAGCGACAGTATCTACTTCTGAATTGAACATCATAGATGGTGATACTGCTGCAACATCTACAACTTTGGCAGCAGCAGATCGTTTGGTAATGAATGATGCTGGAACAATGAAACAAGTTGCATTATCTGACTTGGTTACATTTTTAGAAGATGAAAGTGCCTCTAGTTTTGATATAGATGGAGGAACATACTAAATTTAACCATCAGGAGGTCGAACAATGGCGAACACAATTAAATTAAAAAGATCAAGCGGTAGTGATCCTGGAAATAGTGACCTTTCTGTTGGCGAATTAGCTATACGAACCAGTAATTGCAAGCTATTTAGTAAAAATGATGGAGGATCTGCTGTTGGTATAGTCGCTGGATCGGCTGATACTTTAACTACAGCAAGGACAATAGCTGGAGTCAGTTTCGATGGATCGGGAAATATCTCACTTAATAATAATGCTATTACTAATGGTGCTGGTTACATAGCAGATCTTGTCAGCGATACTTCACCTCAACTTGGAGGTGATTTAGATGTTCAATCAAGCAAGATAACCACAGCAACCAGTAATGGTAATGTCAAAATCGAACCAAATGGCACTGGAGTTGTTGAAGTCAGAGGTGCTGGAGGTAATGATGGTAAATTGCAACTAAACTGCTCTGCACAAAGTCATGGAATAAAATTAGCTTCACCTTCTCATAGTGCAGGACAATCTTATACGTTAATTTTTCCAGATAATCAAATTGCTGCTGATAAATATTTGAAAATAAAAAGTATTTCTGGTTCGGGTTCAACTGCGATAGGTCAAGCTGAATATGCTTCACTTGATGCTAATGATCTTGGAGAAGGAACTATACCTGATGCAAGATTTCCGTCTACATTACCAGCAGTTAACGGATCAGCACTTACAGATCTAAACGGAAGTAATATTGCATCTGGAACGATTGCAGCAGCTAGAGTAGCAACACTTAACCAAGATACAACTGGAAACGCTGCCACAGCTACAGCTTTAGAGACAGCTAGGACTATTGCAGGGGTTTCGTTTGATGGTACAGCTAATATCTCTTTGAACAATAATGCAATTACCAATGGTGCTGGCTACATAACTGCAACTCTGACTAATGAGCAAGTCCAAGATATTGTTGGAGGTATGCTTACAGGCAATACCGAAACAGGCATTACAGTAACTTACCAAGATGGCGATGGTACTATAGATTTTGTTGTTGGCACGTTGAATCAGGACACTACAGGAAATGCTGCAACTGCAACGGCTCTTGAAACTGCACGAAATATTGGTGGAGTATCATTTGATGGAACAGGAAATATAAATCTTCCAGGTGTAAACACTTCTGGAAATCAAGACACCTCTGGTACTGCTGCTATCGCAACAACTGTAACTGTAGCTGACGAATCTTCTGATACTACTTGTTTTCCTTTGTTTGCTACTGCTGCAACTGGTAATTTAGCTCCTAAAAGTGGGTCAAACTTAGCATTTAATTCTTCAAATGGCACATTAACTGCAACTGCTTTTTCTGGAGATGGATCTGCATTAACAGGCATATCGGCTGGAGCTACAGGTGGTGGATCTGATGAAATTTTTTACGAAAATGGTCAGAATGTAACTACTGACTATACTATTACTAACGGCAAAAATGCTATGGCTGCTGGTCCTATTACTATAGATAGCGGTGCTACTGTTACTGTAGGAGCAGGAGAAACTCTTACTATCGTTTGATTATGAAAGGAATTATTGAAAAACAGTTAGTTCAATGGAAAGAAGAACTAGCAAAACACGTTGAAACTAGAAATCAAGCACAAAAAGTATTAGAAGAAGAAACAAAAACTATTTTACTGATTGAGGGCGGGATACAGGCGAAGGAGATGTTGTTGAAAAAGATCGAGTCATCAAGCCAGCCAACAGGTATAGTGGAGTTAAACCAAGAATCAGGAAAAGCACCATCAAAGAAATAGGTGCTAAAGCCTTTATTAACGCTTCTTTAATCATGTTTCAAAAAATTGCTAACGTTTTAAGTATTGTATCTTTTCTTATGGTAGCTTCCATGAGTGGTGGAGCGTACCTGGGCTACAAATATGTAACATCTGAAAATTTCAAGTCTCAGGTTATGAACGAAATACTTGGAAATGTGCAGGGTGCTATGCCTAAGGTTCTAGATAATGTAATACCAGAAGCAACAGGACCATCAATACCTTTTATTAAAAAGTGAATTGTTATTGGTGTGATACAGAATTAATTTGGGGTGGCGATCACGATACTGAAGATAATACGGAATATTCTGTGCTAACTAATTTAACTTGCCCTAAGTGCAGTTCCTATGTAGAAATTTACAAACGAAGAGATGCCTACGATTGACATACCTCGTTTTGGGATAAATGAGATTCAAATACATAAAATACCAATATGGAAGTTTAATAACCCCGTAGTAAATTACATAAACAAACCTGTTGTAGATATTCCAGGTTGTGTAAGAGTTCATCGAAATAATTTAACTAGCCTTATTGATAACCCTAAAGATGAATATGGAACATATACAGAATGTGGTAACTTCAGTATTCCTAGTTTTGAACCTTTGGAGTATAACCCCAACGAATTTAAGTACACACAAGCCGAAACCCCCAATCAAACGGAAGAGTTTGTACCGCCAACAGTAGAACCTCCAAAATACGAACCAAAGAAAAAGGAAGATAAACCGCTTTTCGTTGAGTGCCCTGGACCGAATGACCAAAGAGTGGGCCAATATGCTTCAGAGTTTAAACTGGAACGGGTATCTGGTCATTTAAGAAGCGAAGATGGTAGTGAGTGCATAACGCTTTATGAAAACGTTAAATTCATCGAGCAGTACATACCGAATCCTCCACAGCTTGTTAGTACTGCTGTTATTGCTACTGTTGCTGCCTCTACTCCACTACTGCTTAATATTGTCAAACCTCTAGTAAAAAATTTATTTAAAAAGCTGACAAAGAAGAAAGATAAAGTAGAATAATTATCCGTAGATAAGTTTAATACCCGTAACTTGTCTACTGACCTATTTTTAGTTCGTGAGTGTGCGGTACAACTTGATTAGGCTTTGGAGCGATACGAACTCCCTCGCATAATTTTGCATACTCACTTTTTGGATCGAAATAAATTCCAGCCAACATCAACTCTCCACAATTTTTCAATCTTGCAATTTCATAATTGAGCATCTTTGCATTTAATTCTTGTTTTTGTAGTTTTATTTGTGTGTTAGCTGCATCGAGGCAAGAGTCTTGAAATCTTTTATCTAAAGGAATATTAAATGTAAATGCAAATCCAAAGTTTAGTCCTAAAGAATCCTTGTTACCACTATAGTTTTCTTGATAATAAAGTATATTCCCTGGATTATCGGGCACACCATTATTATCATCATCTGTTGGATCGTACACGGGTGTACTATAAATGTAATCTTGTGGCCGTCTTTGATTAAATGTTGTGGTTACGAAAGGGCTAAATCCCATCTGTGGGCCAGAACAAACTATTCCATTTCCATATTGATTTTCTACCATCGGACCCCCAAGCACCTGAGTAGCAAAATTTGATACGCTTGATGAACTTTGGGCTACTGGAGCACTTGTGTTTGACACATTAGCAAATACTGGATTACTTACTAAAGTTATTGCGAGAAGATAGTTGTGGTATCTGTTACGCTTGTGCTTTCTATGGTTCGGGTTATGTCGGTTACGGATTCCATTCCAGGTGCTTGATAAACTTCTGTAAATTGAAAGGCATCTCCTTGATTTGTTTGAGTCCAGTTTGGTCGTTGATCTAGATTTAATCCCTGCCATGTATGAGTAGTTCCGTTTATAGTTTCGCTGACAGTAGTAGCTGCTGGAGATATAGAAGATCCGTCATGCTGTATTCCTGATCCTGTAACCGAGTACAAAAACCCAGAATTATACTCTGTTGTTCGTATAGATTCTGTAATAATTGTGGAACTCTCTGTTCGACTTGTAGATTGACCCTGTGTGAAATTTGGAATAACTGGAACAGCGTAGCAAGGAGCAGATATAACAAAACCAAGAAGAAGTAGCCTCCTCATTCGATAGTGAGATCAACGACAAACTGACCTGTAATTACAATACCTGTTCCAGTTCCAGGTGTCATTGTAATATTGTGATTATCTAGTGCTACTGCTGCTGTTCCTACACTTCCTGCACTCGTGGAAGTTAAATCACTAAAGTTTGGAACTGTACCAACTGTAATAGCACTACCTGGTGTGGCATCTCCTTCTAAATAGCTAGTAGAAAAACTGAACGCTTCTCCCGAAGTCGCTTGTGCAGCAGAAGGAAATGATATTGCTGGTACACCATTAGTTACAGAACCAAAACCGCCTATTGTAGCTGCTGAATTTGAGTCCACAGTTGTTACATTATTACCACTTATGCTGTAACTCGAACCAATTTTATCAGCCGTACTAGCTGCTGAAAGAGATTCAAACTTTACGCTAGATGATATGTTGTGAGTCATATCCGCATAAGCTGGTGCGGATACAAGAAATAAAAACGGAAGTAGCTTTTTCATTTTTTAGGTTTAGGGTCGATTACTTCAGCACCTTCTATTTTAATAGGTGTTATTACCCTTATAGTCTGAACCATACCATTTTCTGTGGCAACCTTATCGTCTTTCTTATTACCTTTTTTGGCTTGTTCTAATCCGAAACTGGAAAGTGCCGTAGCTAGCAAACTGGCAGGAAAAGTTATGTCCTGCTTTTCTCCCGTTGTAAGACCTGGAATCTTAGGCAAGTAGTTGCTCGTAACCAGAAGTCCACTCCAAAAAACTACCAAAAGCCTTACTGCAACTGAGATGTACTCAAATTGCTCTTCTTTATCTTCAAACTTTTCTTTTATCTTATCCATCATACCTTTTTTCTCTTCAGCCATGAAATGTAATATCTCTTGTTATATATTAGCAATTTAGCTATGTTTGGGAAGTAACACATAAAAACGATGGTAAAAATTTTAAAACCTATCCTTCTAGTCTTTATTAAATCTAAAGCAATGAAGAGATTAATTATTGATCTGTTAAAGGCAATAGCAAAGCAAACAGATAATACATTAGATGACCAGGCAGTAAGTTTTATTGAGGCCAGAATGTATCCAGGCTCTACTACAAATCTTCAATGATATGAAAAATGACGGCTTTATGAAAATGATCCATACGGAGCTACCTCCCGAAGCTGAATTAGCTATTGAACTTCGATGTAGAGAAGTAATGGCTTGCGAAGATACAGAAAGACTAAAAGCCTTCTGTATAGACATGATGAAAAACCATGCCAGGGCTGAAGCAGTTTTATCTAAAGCCATGATGAAAGTAATAGAACTAGAGGCAACATTAGCTGTACTACAAACCAGAACAAAAAAGAGTACAGGAATCTATAAACTTAGGTGGTGGTTAGAGCAGTTTTATATGCACATAAAATATAGACATATAACAAAGCGTCATTCACGAGATGCGTAACGAGCCTGTATGTCAGGCACTATCATTTCTGGATACTG